AGATGCTAAGATGACTATGAAGCAATCTGCAGTCATCGATATGGCTTTATCTGATGTAACTACAAGTGACTTATCTAAGTTATCTCCATTATTGGAATTAGAATCTGCCAATACAGTTACCTTCAAAGGCTTATCTGGTATGAACTCTGATAGAAGTTATTCATTAGATAAACGTACTTATGATAATACAATGATTAATAAACTATCTATGTCTACAGGTTTCTCTGCCACTGTAGGTATTAATAGACAGGCTACTATTAATATGGGTATTGAATCTACTAAAGGTTATATTAAATCTGGTGGTGAACTAGATAGAATGTCTGATGCTAATACATTATCTATCACTGAAGCGTTAACACCATTTGGTACAACTCGTGATGATCCATTCCGTACAGCAATGACATTCATTCAAACATCTAAACATGGCATGAGAACTAATTCTCAAGATCCATTACTAGTAACTAATGGTGCAGACCAAGCATTACCTTACTTGACTTCAGATACATTTGCTCATAAGACTAAATGGGACGCTGTAGTTGAAGAGGTTAATGATGATTATATGATTATAGCTAATAAGAGTAATCGTAGTGAAAAAGAATTCATCGATCTAAGAGAGAAAGTAGAAAAGAACTCTGATGGTGGTTTCTTTATTACTATTAAATTAGACTTAGCTAAAAACTATAAGAAAGGTCAAACTATTAAACCTGGTGAGATTATAGCTTATGATAAAGATAGTTACTCTGATAAAGTCGGTGTAGGTAATTTAGCTTATAATATTGGCACTTTAACTAAAGTAGCTATTATGCATACAGATAAAGGCTTTGAAGATAGTGCTATTATCTCTCAAGATTTATCTGAAAAGATGGCATCTGAAATCGTATTACAAGTCGATGTATTAATGGATGCTAAAGATATTGATATCCAATGTGTAGAGATTGGTAAACCACTCCACGAAGGTGAAGTTATCATGTCTTATCGTGCAGCATTAGAAGATCAAGATGCTACTGATATCATTAATAAGATGGTATCTAAGAATGCTGGTAATGAATCTAAAGAATTAATGGATGAAATTGGTAAGATTAAAGTTAAATCTAAAGTAACTGGTAAACTCCAAGATATTAAGATTTACTCTACTATTCCAACTTCTGAAATGTCTAAGTCATTAGCTGCATTTGTTAATAAATATAATGCACCAATAGATAAGATGAAATCTAAGTTAAGTAAACTTGGTATTGATGCATCTCAATACGGTACTTCAGGTGTATTACCAGCTGTTGGTAAACTAAAACATGCTGAAGGCAAAGTATTAGTAGAATTCTATATCAAGTATTATGATAAGATGTCTGTTGGTGATAAGCTAGTATACTTCTCTGCTCTTAAAGGGGTAGTAAAAGAAATCTTCCCTGAAGGTAAAGAACCTTACTCTGAATATAGACCAGAAGAAAAAGTACATAGCTTCTTACCTGTTGGTTCAGTAAATGCTCGTATGGTAACTTCAGTATTAACTCTAGGTGCTATCAATAAAGTATTAATTGAATTAGATCGACATGTGAAAGACATTATGGGTGTTAAATGGGATCCTAATCTGTAGGATCCCTTAACACATTATTAAATATAAATTTTGTTATTAATGGAGGATAAAATCATATGGCAAAAGATAATAACCCTCAGTCTACTATGATTGTAAATAAAAATTTCCAACACGTTAGCAACGTACCTACATATATTAGACGTTATCCAGATGACTACTCTCAAGTAGTTGGTATCTGTCGTAAAGGTCAAGTAGTACATGCTGAATACGTAGTACCTGGATTTATTTATCATACTGATGGTAGTAAACCAACTTTAACAGATAATATCTGGATTAAATTTGAACGTGGATATGTACGTCGTATCTCTATGCTTGGATCTACTCAATACTTTGATGAATATAAAGGATTTGAAGATTACCCAGATGCTGATGAAAAAACAAAATATGGTGATGTAGTTATGCTTAAGAAAGGTGCAGTAGACGCTTATGGTCGTCCATTACCTGATAAAGAATATGAACCTACAACACATATCGTAGCATTACTTGATTCTTCTAAACAATTAGCTTTACTTGGTTACCCAAAAGGTATTCAAACTTGGGTATGGCGTAAAGATTTGAAGATGGTTCAAAAATCTGACGGTTTCTTCTTCTCTGATGGAACTCTTAATCCAGAATTGGGAAAATAGAAGGGGAAGCTGCACTGCCCCTTACAAAATATTTTAAAGTGGCAAATCCTTTTGATAATCCTGCAATATTTACAGACTCGTATGTATACGATCAAACCGATCCTCAGCCACAACCCCAACCTCAGCCTACACCAGATCCACAACCTCAACCTGGTAAAGGTGATGGGGATAAACCTAAAACAGAAACTGATAAGAATACTAAAGATGCTAAAGATAAAGCTAAGGATCCTAAAGCAAATCAGCCTCAGGATCCTGATAGTGCATTAGCTGGTATTAAAGATTCTTATTTGAAAATGACTGGTGTAGATCCTGCAAAGTATAAGAAAGCTCAAGCAGAATCTAGAAATAGAGCTGATAACTTATATGCAGAGATTGTAGCTGGTACTAATGCATCATATGTATATGGTACTAGAGCTGGTAATGGTCTTAAATTTACAGAACGAGAACTATCTACTGTTATGGGCATGCCATATCAATGGATGGAGAATGTAGATAATAGGATTCCAGAACTAGGTGGCTTTGGTAGAAAGTTCCATGAAAAGATTCTTTCTAAGATGCCACTATTAGTTCTTACTCCAGGTATACCAAACTTTATGGCTGGCTATGCTGATGAGAAACGTAAGAGTGTATTAAATTCATTGCTTGGTGCAGTTAGTGGTCAATCTATTGATAAACTAGCTAACTTTACTGATAATGAAATGAGATATTATACTCTTCAATTTGAAGCAGAAGATTATTATAGATACGTAAACTCTATGTGTACAGCACTATCTGTATTCTTAAATATAAATGGTGAAATGTATAATGGTGAGCAAATCGGTAATATCAACTGGTTTGATAGATCTAAGAATGAAATCGCACATAACTATTCATACTATGGCGGTGTAGGTTTATATCTAAACTCTGAAACACAAATCTCAGAAAACTTCGGTAATGATACTGCACGAAGTATCTTAGCAGATAAAATCAACAGCATGTCTGATATTGGTCGTGAAGTACAATTCTTGACTGGTATTAGTGGTTTTGATGTTGACTTATTCTCTGCTAAGGAATTAAATAAAGATGCTGGTAATACAGATAAGATGACTAAAACTGGTAGTCTTGGTACAATGAAAGGTTTCATGGGTATGATCATGAATGGTGCTAAGACAGTATTTGCTGGTGGTAAATTAGAGTTCCCTGAACTATGGGCTGATTCCTCATACTCAAGTAGTTACTCTATTAACCTTAAATTAGTATCTCCAGATTATGATAGACGATCTTGGTATATAAATATCGGTGTACCATTAATGCATTTGATTGCTATGTGTGCACCACGTCAAGTATCTCCAAATGGATATGTATCTCCATTCTTAGTTAGAGCATTCTATCGTGGATTCTTTAATATTGATATGGGTCTAATGTCTATGTCAGTCCAAAAAGGATCTGAAGGTGGTTGGACAGTTGATGGTTTACCTACAACTGTAGATGTAAGTATAGAAATCAAAGACTTATATAGTAAACTTTCTATCTCATCTGAACGTATCCTTGGTAAAGGTGCAAGTCAAACATTTGGTAATGTCGGATTAATTACTTACTTAGCTAATATGGCTGGTGTAAATACTAATGAACCTGATATTATTCGTACTGCTCGTTTATTCTTAGCATTAAAAGAACAAACACTTGTTAACTTCCCTAACTCAATTCAAACTAAGATTAGTAATAGTATTGCTAATATTATCACTAACCGTGTATTCCGTAAGGGCTAAATTTATATACTAATCAAAACATTGACTTAAGGTACTTTAAGTACCTTAAGTCTTTATTTTTGAGGTGATTTTATGAAGAATCGTAAACAGAAGTTCTATGAATATGAAGAGAAGTATGGTAATATACCAGAAGACTTCCAAGAACGATTAGAATGGATGTATGATAAATATAAATTAACTCCTGCTAAGCAGCAAGAGATATTAGATAAAAGAAATCTAATGATGAATACATTAGATTTCGTTGATATTAAAGTAGTACTATTTGAAGAACCTGAAGGATCTCCACGTCCTCGATTTAGAATAGTTAATAGATATAACTTAGCTAATATGGCTATGGCTAACTCTCAGTTTGTTCATGTATACTCCATTACTGGTAAAGAAGATAATGTATTCATGAAAAGACTATTAGATAGTGGTGAACTTAATCAAGTACAGCAAATGCTTTATACTCCATGTGATGTAGAGTTCAATGCATTTGTTAAGACACCAACTTCTTTTAATACAGTAGACACATTCCTAGCAGAGATTGGTTTAATTAGACCAACTAATAAACCTGACTGGGATAATATTGGTAAGAAATATTCTGATATGTTTAACTCTAATATATGGTTAGATGATACTCTAGTGATAGATGGTACAGTTAGAAAGTATTATTCTATTAAACCTAGAGTGGAAGTTCATCTTAAGTATATGAATATGCTTTATAACAGAACCCAATATACTTCTACAGTTAATAAGTTGAATAAGCAAGACTTAGACTCATCTAACGTAACTTACTTTGACTTTAATAAGTTGAAGTGATATATTATAATCTTGATGTATAATATAGTTATTAATTTAGGAGGATTGAATTATGCCATCACAATTAACACCTGGTAATCAGGAAGAAATTAAGAGTAAGACACAGCCACCGTATGAACAGTTTGAAGAATGTCAGAGAACTACATGTGTATATCGTAATGCTAATGGTAGATGTATTTATGAAACCTGTGTATTTACAAATGAGAAACCTAAGTTTGTAGAGCATTGGGATTTTGAATGTCAGTCTTGCCATAAGATTGAGCAACGTGATGTACGTGATATGAAGATCATGTTTTGCGATAGCTGTTTAGAACGTATTAAGAAAGCTGAGAAATTACCATTCCATTGTGTATTCTGTGGTAAATCTCAAGGACATCCATCTAAAATCATGTTTAGTGGTATTTGTGATGAATGTTTTGCTAAGTTAAATAGAAGTATTCATTGTAAGAATTGTGGGAATTCATAATGGAAAATAACTTTAGAGGAAGATATAGACCAGCTAGTGCTGAAAGTATAGTTGTAGCAAACTATATTAGATATGAAACACTAGCTGAAATAACTAATACTGCATTTGCTGGTAGTAACGCAAATGTATTGAATGTATATATCGATCTATACCAACTATTTAGAAAGATGTATAGATCTGATGTAGCTATAGGTAATAGATCATCTGTAGCTGCAGCTGTAGTAAATATGTGTATTCATTATAGAGCATTCTATAAGAAATACTATGGAGTTCATACACGTATTTATCTAATGCAAACATCTGGTCCGATGTTAATGAATGAGAAATTCTATCCAGACTATAATCATACTAATATTGAAAAGATGATGTTAGCTGATATGATTACTACATTCATGATTCAAAATACTGCTATCTTAAAAGAGTTATGTAAGTATTTACCAGACATCTATTATATTGAAGGACCTTATGAGACATCCATAATGATCAATTCTACTATAATAGATAGAACTGATAATAGTCCTAACATGATTATTTCTAGTAGCTCATTACAATATGCAGTCCCAGTATTTACTAAAGATCAAACAGTAGTTATTGATCATAAATGGGTAGAAAATAATATTAGATATAGAATCGTTGATAAGTATAATGCATTGATTGAGTTATTAGCTAAGTATAAGCTATCAGATAATACAATCAAGAAATGTGTTAATATTAATCCACAACTATTTGGATTATTCATGGCTATGACTCGTAATGAGCATAGAGATTTATATTCATTCAATAATGTATCTAATACATTGAATATATTTAATCATGCTATCAATAGACATGAGATTCCTAATGCATATATCTCTCCAGAATATACTGAGATGATATCTTTATTAGCACCAGATAGAACTGAAGAATTAGTTAATAGATATAAAGCTGTAGATTTATCCTATCAAACAGAATTATATCGAATGTCTAATAACTATCTAGATAGATCTTGGGATGTAAACTTACAAGATCCTGATATGGTTAAGCTATTGAATGAAAAATACTTTAGAGATAACCCTATAGATATAGATAGAATATAAAACTTATTCCCATAGGAGTCTAATCTCCTATGGGATTTATTTTTTTTGTTAAAATGGGCTATTTTGAACATCTTGATAACCGGAGGTGTATATTATGCCACAACTTAAATACGAATACTATATTGATCTATACTATAACTGTATGGATTATAATGAACCAAAACTGATTGATCAGAAGAATATAAAAAGTTTAACTATATATAAAGAGTATGATAAATATAATATGCCAATTGCTACTATGAATTTACACATAGATAAGAAGTTTGCAGATAATATTATCAAGAACTCTAAGACTGCTACAATGATTATGGCTGTTTATAAATACCAATTAGATAATAATGCAGCTATAAAACAATTATACTTTAAACATGAGTTCTCTTATCTTACTGATGATGATACTAACAAGACAGAAGATATAGATTATGCTAAAACAGATTCTAAAGATGAAGATCGTGAAGATGTATATAGAATTCTTAAACTTGGATTAATATCTAAGAAGTTAGTAGATAGAAATCTAAGTCCTAATAATGCAACTATATATAAATCTTCTATGCAGAATATTATAGTTGACTTACTCAATATAGGCGAACCATTATTGATTGAACCATTTACTGAGACTGAATTAGTAGAGCAATTGATTATTCCACCTAAAGAGTCTTTATCTAAGACATTAGACTATCTAAATACTATTCGTGTATTCTATAATACTGGATATAGATTCTTTATGGATTTAGATAATATCTATTTAGTATCTAAGTCAGGTAAAGCTATATTAAGAAATGTAGATAAGTATGCGACTATTAAGTTTAACTTATCAGATATTGGTGGTAAAGAAGAAGCTATATTAGAAGGCTTTAGAGATGATGATAAGACTAAGAGTTATATAGTTGATATACCAACTACTGACATTAAATATGGTAAAGATAATATAACTGATAAAGAGCTTAATGGATTTACTGCAGTAATTGATGCATCTAAGACTGTACAACAAAGTTATCTTAAAAACTCTAGAGCATTTGGTGGTATCTTTGGCGTATACCAAAATATTATGAATACAATGAATGCTATTAAGAAAGTATCTAGTAGTGTACGTCAAGTAGTAAAGAATATTCATCAGACTACTGATACTATTAAAGGTAACTTTAATCAAATAGTAGAGCAAGCTAAAGAATCTAAGTCTGTAATAGATACTGTAGCTACACAAGCTGAAGCATTATTAAGAGAATTACCAAAGACTGCTTTAGATAGTACTGCAGAAGTAGTTGGTCTAGATGGTGTTGTTAGAAAATCAGATACCAATATAAAAGATGTGTTGACTAATATCATCAAACATACTGTAGTTATGCAAACTACATCTACTAATACAGTAGAGAAATCTGAAGATAAATTTGGTAAATTTAAAGAAGCATATACTGGTCAGATATATCATATAGAAAACTTTGGCTCTTTAGTTGGTGCTATATCTCCAATTAACTTTACTGATAATACAGCTCAATTAACTAAAGAAGTTAGTAAGCTTCCTGAAAAGAGAGAGCAATCTAAGATTCACTTTAAAGAAAGTATGACTGACTTTAATACTGAGTATAGTAAATATATAACTAGTAATGAGATTATTGTAAACTCTTTAAATGATACACCAGATAAGTTATTCTATGTGACTAAAAAAGATAATACTGGTAAGGCTATAGAAACTCATGAGTTAGATCTTAGAGCTCTTAAATCTAATCTTCCTGAATTAGTAAAGAATTTAGACTTTAGTAAGATGAAGCTTAGTGATATGAAAGGTTTCGCTGAGCAAATGAAGAATAGTCTTAAGTTAAATGCTAATGTAGGTGATGGATTAAAGAAACAAATAGCTGCTACAAGAGAGATTCCTAAAGACTTCTCTAAACAAATTCTTGAGGGTGCAAATACATATGTTAAATCTTTACAAGATACAAAAAACATTGCAATTGCTAACACTAAGAATAGCATAATCAATACAACTAAGTCACTAGGAGCATTAAAAAGTAACTTAAGTTCACTATACCAGAGTGGTAGTACTGCTATAAGTGGAATAAGCGATATGTCTAAGGTTGGTACTAATGGTGAATCAATGATAGATGTAGCATTAGACTTAACTGATATAGTAGAAGACTTAGGTAAACGTAAGCTAATCCGCATTCCTAACGATAATATGGGATTGATTAAGAACTTTAAACATGCTTTAGAGTTGAAATCTGTTTACTTATCTTTAAGTAAACAGCAATTAGACAACTCTATATTCAATATGAATCTAAAATATCTAATTAATAATAATACTAAAGAGCATAAAGAAGATACAACTGATTATATTATGCTATCTAAGATAGAAGTATATACTAATCAAGGTGAACGTTTCTTAGCAACTACTAATATGACATTTGCTAAACTTCCTAAGAGCACTGCAGATAATAGTAAAAAATTATAAAGAAAATCCCCTATGGAGTTAAACTCCATAGGGGTATTTATTAACTATTTTCTTGAGCTTTTTCAGCATCATTACCAGCGTTAACATATGCAGATACGTGAGCTTTAATAATTTTCATGTAATCAGACATAATCTTTTCAGCTGTTTGATATTTACATTGCAAATATGTACTATAAGTAGATGCGATTCGGTTAACGATCTTTTGAGCATTGACTGCTGTTTTAGAATCAATGCCACCATTCTTAACATCGTTAATTGTTTTATTAGCATTTGCAGTAATAGCTGCACTATTACTACCAGTAGTTCCTGGAGCTGGAGCACCATTATTATTCAATTCAAATTCAGAAAATACATTGCCATATAAGTATGTATTATATTTATTTGCCATAATTATTGACCTCCTTCTGGTTGAGTTGTATTAGTTCCACCATTAGTACCGCCACCTTGAGGAGTACCATTACCAGCTGGAGTTGTAGTACCAGTATCAGCAGGCTTAGAAGGTTGGTTATTAGTATCTGTTTGCTGTTGTTGACTAGCAGCCTTATTGATAGCAGAATCTAATGATTTAAACACTTTATCACTAGTAGCTTTATCCTTCTTAATATTGTCTACAATTTTAGGAATAGCTAATACTTGTTCAGCTAAAGCACTGATACTGATTTCATTAGCAGAGTAATCTTTATCAGAATCTTTACCACCTTGGAAATAATCATTACATGTTTCTTTCCATTCATCGGTATCTTTATAGTCAGGAATAATGCCTTTGCGGAAGTTATTAATAACTTGATCTACATCAGAATTTTCTTCCATTTTAGTTGCAGTCATGATAACAGCATCAAAGTTAATATTAGGAGGAGTTTGAATACGATTCAAACCTTCCTTGTAGTTAGGCATGTTGACTGTAGTGAAACCTGCAGTAGGTTTACTTAATTGGTCTTTATATTTATCAAGGTATTCTTTATTAGATTTGAAGAACTTATCGAACCAGTTAGATACTTTATCAAATAGACCCATAACGAATTCTTTAATCTTATTGAAGAATTCTTTTACTTTATCCCAAGCACCTTCATGAATAGCTGCTAAACGATTTTCAACATCCACGCCTTCAGCGAGAACCATTGCTTCTTTAATACAGCAATCCATAATAAGGTCATTGTGTTTCATATCAGTGATATGATTCATCAAGATTTCAGAGTCAGTAAGTTTAGAGAATTTGAATGCTTGTTGTTCTTTTAAGAACTTAGCAGATTCTTCGGCTGCAATGCCAACTTGATCATCAACAAATTCTTGGTTAGCCATTAAAGTAATAGCAGACAACACAGATTTAGCTTGATAGTAGTTATTGCAGATATATTGAGCTTTAATGCTATAAACTGTTAAGTGATAAGTCCAAATTTCAGAGATCATACTAATGATGATACGTTCAATCTTACGGATATGCTCATCACTACCAACACTAATCTTAGTAGAGTTTCTATATTGAATAACTTTGTTTAAAAGTTTCTTATATTCTTTATTGATAAGTCTAGCATTATCTAAGTTAGCTGCTAGATCATCACGTACAGACTTAATAATTTCGATGCATTTATTTACATCTTCTTTATGGAAAGAGACTGTAGTAGATCCATCAACAAAGATATCTGGAGTCTTAGATAAATCTTTAACTTCAATATCATCTGGATCAGCATCAATAATCTCAGCCTTAGCACGTTTAATAATTTTGCTTTGGTTATTAGTAGTAATCTCTAATAACTTACGAGCATCTTCTTCAGATAACTCATAGAAGTTATCACCAAAGAAATGCAAGATATCAGTTAAGATATTTTTAGAGCATGGAATTTCATCATCTAAAACATACTTAACCATATCACGTTCAAAAAGAACGTCATTACCATTAAAGTCTTTTAAGTAATCACTGACTACATTAATTAGTCTAGAATCACCTTCATTACTCAAACGTTTAAGATTATAATCTAATACATCAACGTATTTATCAGAGTAGAATGAATTAAGACGAGTTAAAGTACCGAAGAATTGATCATATGCTTTTCTTGCAGTCACTTCAGATTCACTTTCTAACAAATTACGATAGAAAGTTTGTGTTTCTTTCATAGCCTTAGTTTTAAATGTATCAACTAACCTAACAACTTGAGGTAAAGTTGCAAAGGAAGTTTTAGCAACAAGGCTTGGAGTATTAATTTTATCTAGTAGAACGCTATCAAAAGAGAAAGCTTTCATATTACCTTCCATTATATTACCTCCAAGGTAAAGTTAATAAA